CCTCTACTACTATTCGGGTACGGAAACGGGATATACCAAGGCTCTGTCCATTCAAGCCAAGGAGATATCGGAGCAGTTCTTCCCCTACTGCAAGAACAAGTATCAGATGAACTGGTCGGAGTGCCTTATTGACCCAGCGTGTCTTGCATTGCGAGAGGAACTGCATCTGCACGGCATACAGACAAGAGGTGCGGACAACAATGCACACGACATCAAGGGAAGCAGTAAGGGCATACAGGTCGGCATAGAAAGGTTGCAGTCGCTCATTGCCAAGAGGCAGGTCAAGATGATTGATTCCGATACATACGGATTGTATCCGATACTGAGGGAGTTGACACTCTATGTGGTGGATGCACACGGCAAGCCTGTGGATATGTACAATCATTGTCTCGACCAGCTACGCTATTCGGCAAACTACTTCTCACGCAACTATGTGTTGAATGTGGTGTGATAAAAATGTATGCTATAATCAGATAAGAAGTTAAGGGGGCTTTATATGGCACTTAGAGACGAAAAAGGACGCAGGTTTTTCCTTGGTGGAGCAATCGACCCGATTGGCATTGCTTCAATCGCAATCACGACAGAGCCGACCAACACACAGTATGCAGGGAACGCTCTTGACCTTACAGGTCTTGTAATCACAGCGACAAAGAATGACGGCACAACCGAGGTTGTCACAAACAAGGTTATCTGCAATCGTGACAAATGGGGCGGTGCAGTTCCGACCACTGTAACCTTTGGCTACCATGAGAAGGCTTGCTATTGGACTGTCACTCCGACAGCCGTTGTTCCTGCTTCAATCGCAGTAAAGACAGCACCGACCAAGACAGCTTACAAGTATGGCGAGACAATCGACCTTACTGGATGTGTTATCGAGGTCACATATAACGACAGCCACAAAGAGGACAAGACATCGGGCTTCACTTGCTCACCTACTACAATGGGAGCAGATACTTCGGCTATCACAATCTCTTACACAGAGGACGAAGTGACCAAGACAACAACACAGGCTGTCACCCTTATTGCTCCCGATTCTGCTTCAATCGAGACACCAGCCGAGAAGTTGACCTACGTTGCAGGAGAAGAAGTTGACCTTACTGGTCTTACTCTTGAAATCACATACGATGATGAGAGCACAGCGGTTGTTTCAAGTGGCTTCACAGCATCACCGACAGAGGTTTCTGCTGAGACAACTTCAATCACTGTCACATACACAGAGGGCGATGTCTCTGTCAGCACTGGTTATGACATCACTGTTACAGAGGGATAATAATGGCATATAAACTTGAAAGAGAGAAAACAGCAACCATTGAAATGGATGTTGACGGAGAAATTCTGTCAATACCAATCGGGGGCATGACTCTTTACAAGAAAGTCCTTGATGCACAGAGCAAGCTGAAAGACATTCAGACGAAGATTGACAATATGACCAAGGTCAATCAGCCGATTACCGAGGAACTGGTCAAGTTCTTGGGTGATACAATCATTTATCTTTTTAAGCTGGCTTTTGGTGAGAAGAATACGGACAAGATACTTGCTTTCTATGAAGGCAACTATGAAGAAATGTTCTTAAAAGTGTATCCGTTCTTTCTCAAAGTCTATTTCCCTGCTTTAAAGGAAAGTGCGAAGGCAGAGAGTAAAGAATACGCAAAGAGGCTGGCAGGTGCTACTTGAATACCATAAGTTCATCGAGGTCAACGGCAAAGCTGTTCCCATAATCAACGACCACAAGTCATATATTGTTGCGTTGAAGATATTAAGGAGCAAGGACATTTTAGAGGAAGTTAAGGTGGATGCCTTGCTTCCTCTGCTTTTTAAAGGTTCAATCCCCGAGGACTACAAGACAGAAGCGATAATTAAATATTTTGACCTCTTTGCAGACAAGAAAAAGAACGGACAGCGTGAAGCCTCGTTCGACATCATACAGGATGCCGACTACATATATGCTGGCTTCATGCAGGTCTACGGCATAGACCTTGACGAGTGCGAGATGAAAATAGAGAAGTTCATAGCACTGATGAAAGGGCTTCCGAGTGACACAAGGCTGTCCGAAATCATCCGAATCCGTACAATGGAAGTACCTAAAGCCACGAAATATAATGCCAAGCAAATCTCTGATATACTTAGAGCCAAGAGGGACTTCGCCTTGGAAGGAAACGAAGATAACGGCATGAAGTCCTTCGGTAGATTCGTCAAGGAGTGGGCAAGACATGGCAGATGATGTAGGAAAACTGACATTTAGAGTTGAAGTAGATACAAAGAAAGCCGAAAAAGGCATGGGTGACTTGAATGATTCCATGAAGGAATCGCAGAAAGTAGCCAAAGAAACCGAAAAGGAAATTGATAATTCTGCTTCAAAGATAAACCTAAAGGCTGTCGCAATCGCTACGGCTGTTGGAACTGCTGTTGTCAAAATGGCGAAGGAAGTTGCCAAGGCTACCAACGAGATACAAGAGGGCAGACAGACCATTGTAAATGCAACTGGTGCGACAGGCGATGCTCTTGAAGGTCTGATGTCAACAGCTAAAGCCGTCTATGCGAGCACAGAGGAAAACTTTGACGATATTTCAAGGGCAATCGGTGAAATCAACACAAGACTGGGATACACAGGCGAAGTGCTGGAAGATACAACAAAAATGTTCCTTGATTTCGCCGATGCCACAGGGCAGGATGTCCAGCAGAGTGTTATAGATGTAACACAAGCCATGAATAGGTGGGACTTGGAAGCCGAGCAGTTGCCACTTCTCTTGGATAAGCTGACAGTCGCAGGACAAGCCAGTGGAATCTCTGTTGCTAATCTTACAACAAGTCTTACTCAGAACGCAGGAACATTGAAAGCTATGGGTTATTCGATGGACGAAGCCATAGCCATGATGATGACCTTTGAGAAGCAGGGAATTGATGCAAACTCCGTGCTTATGGGCATGAAGAAGTCTTTTGAGGACTCTGCAAAAGCTGGGACAGATGCACGTGCAGACTGGGAAGATTTGTTGAGGTCGATTTCAGATGCGACAGATGAGACAGAAGCCAACAGCATTGCAATAGAAGCGTTTGGGAACAGAATTGCCACCGACATGGTAACGGCATTACAGTCGGGGAGTCTGAACTTTGACGAGTTTGCAGAAGCGATAGCAAATGCAGAAGGTGCTCTTGAATCGACAGACGAGGCAGGAAAGACTACTGCCGAGCGTATTCAGACTTTAAAAAATCAAGTCAAAGTCTCTTTGTCAGAACTGGGAGAATCATTCGCTCCGATAATTGAAGACACCCTTCCTGCTCTTGTCGAACTTATCAACCTATGCACAATAGCAATAAAAGGTGTAACTGACGCTTTAGCAATTTATAAGAAATCCATAGATGAAGCAAGAGAGGCTGGGGTCGAATGGGTTTCCTATGGCGATGATGAATTTGCCACCAACATGGCGATGTATGAATCGACCCTCAAAGATGCCGAGGCGAAAGGTGCTCTTGCAAAAGCAACCTTGACGGCAGAGGAAAAAGAAAAGGCTTTTTATGATGCTACTTCCGATTCAATCAGAGCCGAGAAGGAACTTACAAGAGTAAGGAAAGAGAAGAAAAAGGCAACAGAGGAAAGCACTGAAGCAACCGAACAGGAAACCGAAGCCACTGAGAACAACGCAGAAGCCCATAAAAAGACGGCAAAAGAAGTCCGTGAAGAACTGGAAGCCAAGCAAAAAGCAGAAGCACTTGAGCAGGAGCGTATAAAGACAACAGAAGCACTCAACTCATTGCTTTTGGAACAGAATATACAGACAAGAAAGCAGAGTGCAGATGAACTTGAACTTGCAGGAAAGCTTGAACAGGCGTATGCAATCAGGGCAAGACTTCTCGATGAAGAAATGGCAAGGGAACTTTCGGCTCTTGAAAAGAAAGTACGTGCAAACGAAGCCACAGAAGCAGACATAACCAAGCTGAGGCAGATATACGCCAATAAGCAAGTCCAGCTTAATGACGAAAAGAACAAGGCTATAAAGAAACAAGAAGATAAAGCAAAAGCCGAAGCAGACGCAAAAGCAAAAGAGATAGCCGATGAAGTCAAGAAGCAAGCCGAGGAAGCAAGCAGAGCCGTAAAGGAAAAGATATTCGATATCGCAAGCACGATATCAAGTTTGGCAAGTCAGCTTGCTGGCATTTTTTCTTCTATTGCCAATGAGTATCAGTCACAGCTTACCCTCATGGAACAGGCAAGGCAGAAGGACATATCTGATTATAAAGCAAATTCGGACAAAAGGCTTTCAATCCTTGAGGCAGAGCATGAAGCTGGCAGAATATCTGATGATGAATACGCAAAAAACAAGAAGCAGATTGAAAAAGAACTGGCAGATGCAGTGCAGGAGCGTACGGACAGAGACAAGGATGCCGAATCTGATTTACGCAGAAGCATCAATGAAATGAACGAGAAGGCGTTCAAGGCAAACAAAGCAACTGCAATAGCAACAGCCGTTATCAATGGTGCAAACGCAGTGCTTAAAGGCTTTGCTGAACTTGGGCCAGTTTTGGGAGCGATAAATGCAGGAGTACAGGCTGGTATAACGGCGGCACAAATAGCCATAATCTCTAACCAGTCTTACGTTCCGTCCTACGCAATAGGAGAAGAAAATATACCCGAAGACCAGTTGGCATATGTCCACAAGGGCGAAATGATTCTCAGACGGGCAGACGCAGACAGGCTCAGAGAATATGGTGGAATGTATGGAATCGAGCAGATGGCTTCAAAGCCGTTAGGCATGGATATGCAGAACCTTTCACCCCTGAGCATCAACAACCAGCTTTCGGCAGTCATAGAGGTTGACGGAACACAGCTTGGCATCGCTGTTTTGAAAAACATCGACAACGCTTCACAGTTCATTCTGAGGTGATGATATGATTGTTAAGATTAACGGAATAGAATACAAAGGGTTCTCATCATGGAAGATATCAGAGAAAGTCGGCAACCCGACTTCTTCCACGTTGTCCGTAGAGGTTGAGAATCAGCCGATTCCAAGAGCAGGTGATTTGATAGAGGTATTCCTTGACGGAGAACCAGCAGAAAGAATCTTCCTTGGAATCTTGGGAATCCCTGCAAGCCCTGCCTTTTCCTCGCCATATGAAAAACGCATTTATTCTCTGAACTGTCTGAACGGCAATGCAATCCTGCAGAGACGGCTTGCCAACGTGTCCTATGCAGACAAGACAATGACAGAGATTGTGTTCGACCTATACCAGCGTTACATCGCACCCGAAGGAATCACGCTTGGCGAACTGAGCGAGATAGACACACCTACCTTTGAGATATACAACTGCAAGAACATGAGCATGATGTCTGTTATGAACGAGTTGGCAGGGTTCATCGGTGGGGCATGGCAGGTCACGAATGACAAAGAGTTCAACTTCGTGCGTTTCGATGATTTCCCACATTGCTCGCAGGTGGTCACGCTGGACAATGCACCTCTGAGTGGATTGCAGAGCAAGTCGGATGCAAGGGACTTACGTACCAATCAGATTATAGACGGAGCATACATAACAACCGAC